ATCTCAGTTCCCACACCACCGCCAAATCCGACCAACGGAGAGAGCATCGGATCGGCCGTGACATTTGCCACGATGTTGGCAAGTGCTCCTGGGACCGTCCAAGTGAACGTCACATCATTCGGCCCAGGACCCACAGCCGCACTCATGAAAGTTGCGAATATGTTAGCCGGATCGTTGAGGGCTGCTGCAATCTCACCTGCAATAGCGAGTGTGGTACCGAGAGTCTCATCGTAGTCGTTGGCTCCCGGAGTACGCGGACCACCGGCCGGAATAAGGATGAATGGACCGCCCGCGGCGCCGCCTGCGTCGATTGTGATGATTGCTCCAGGCGAGGGGACGCCCGGGGCAAGCAGAACCGTCAAGACCTCGGATGCTTGAGGTCCTGCATTGAAGTATCGCCGTAGAGGACACCCGTGTTCGGAAGGACGTCGACTACAACCGTCACAGCGCCCGTAGCACGGGTACCAGCATCGAAGTCATCCGCACCTGGAGTGCGGGGTCCTTCATTCGCCGTAAGGGCCGTACCGCCAATCGTCACCGTATCCGCCGGAGTTACCGGGAACGGAGCAAGAGTGGCCGGACGAACTCCGACAGTCTGGAAGTCTGCAATCGCTGCGGTACCAGCGTTGAAATCCAGACCACCTGGAGTGATCGTGTTGCTCGCTGTGAGGGTTACGGGGCCACCACCGACCGCCGACGTATCGATGGTAATGGTGTCTCCGTACTGGACACCTGCGAGAGTCGCAGTTCCTGTGGCTCGGGTTCCTTCATTGAAATCCAAGCCACCCGGAGTCTGAGCTCCGAGAGCCGTGAGGGTAATCCCATTGATCGTGACGGTATCATTCGGGATGGGACCCGCGACTGTGATTGTGCCCGTTGCCTGAGTACCTTCGTTGAAATTCAGACCACCCGGAGTCTGAGCCCCCGAAGCCGTGAGAGTTACAGGACCACCCCCGACCGCTGTCGTGTCAATGGTGAACGCGTCAGCCGGCCGCACACCATTGGCAATGATCGTCCCTCGAGCCTGACCAGTATCGAAATTGAGACCACTAGGATCCTGCGACAGGTCGCCAGTCAGAGTCACACCATCGATGGTGATCGTATCGTTGAGAACCGCGCTCACCGAGGTTACGGTTCCAGTTGCGAAGGTACCGAGATCGGTATCCGCACCGGACATCGTGAACCGCATCTGACCTTCGGCGTTCGCCGCACACACAATGTCGAGACCATCGTATGCTGACGGAAGAGCGGCAATTGCTGTATTCAGGGCCGTGTTGACAGCCGTTGCCAACGCAGTCGGCGAGGCATAGGTTCCCGGAGCGATGACCGCCGTCACCGGTCCTGTCGGGGCATTGGTGATACCCGTGTAGTTGAACACGAGCTTGTCATACTCACCGGCCGTGATAACCGTCGCGCCCAGGAAGCGCGTCGTACCATTGTAGAAGGGCTCATTGCCAGGACTCTTGGCTTCGGCATTGATCGCTTCCACGTAGGCGTCAGCGTTCACACCAGCCTGCGCAGAAACGTTGACCGTAATCACCACGCTGTCCACAGACATCGAGATGTTGTCGTTCACACCTGCCAGGATGTCGTACGTGGTCAGACCCGAATCGTCCGTGTACTGGATCTCATCCCCGAGCAAACTCGCATTGAATCCAAGTCCCTGGATTCCATGCGGAGCTGACAGATCGATGCCCGCTACTCCCCCGGCCAACGCACTGCTGTCGATGGTGAACCGAGCGCGATCCGATTCGCTTGTGATGAAGCTGTACGGGCCCGAACCCGAGACTGTGAACTTCGCGATCGTGGAATCCTTGTCCGCGAACTGAACGGTAACCGTCTCCTCGACGGGGCCACTGGTACCCCCCTCGAAATGAACGTCGGGAGTGACTTCCGAGCCACTCGGGAACTGGATTGTGACCCCTGTGAGGGCCGGACCCTTGGATCCGAACTTCGGCGTATAAATCGGGTTCCCGTTGCTGTCGAACAGGAAGTACGTACCGACTCCGGACGGCCCGCTGGTCTCGACCTGAACCGTGTATTCCTGGTCAACCAGAATGTTGTACCAGAACGTCGCCCAAACCTGCGCGCCGACCGGAACTGGATTCTTCAACGTGATCTCAGTCCCGCTGACCGCCTTCACCGTCACAGCACCACGCTGAAGGGCATCTTGGATGTTGAAGGATCCAAACGATAGTTCGAGATCGTCGTCCATACACTCTGGCCCAACGGATTGTCTCGACCGTTACCGGTCGTGGGCTGTGCCGGAAGCGTGAACTTTGTCCGATCCTCGACCGGAGGTGTCACCGTGTCATCGATGACGACCTCGGTCTCGGCCAAGAACCAGCGGTTATCGATGAGCAAACCGTTAATCTGATTCGGACCAAATTCCGGAGCCCCGGTAGTCGTGATCCCTGGCGTGACGAGGAACGCCGTGCCCCAGAGAATCAAGTCGTCCTTCAGGATGAAGTCCGCATCCTCGATGAAGTCATTGTTGCCCGGAACAATTCCGCACCGAAGGACTTCTGTGACATTGATATTCGCCAGATAGTCGAACGTGTCTTGCCATGTGTTGAAGTAGTACTGAATCGTAACGGTCGCACCCGCTTCGGGAGCAAAGGGGAGCGTCACCGCTCGGTTCTGACCATCTACTTCGACCGGAATAACCTGAACGCCATCGACACGAACCGTGACTTTTGACGTATCGGTCGTGGTGATACCGCCGTTGCCGCCGTCAACCATCGGACCGTTGAATACGTAGAAGACCCGATTGCGTCTCGTTGACTGGCCCCGCGTGAAGCCAAGAACAACATTCGCCGTACCACTACCGATCACCAAATCTCGATCAGCTACAAGACGAATGGCCGTCTGCCCGAAGTTGTTGATGTACGTTGAGGCCACCAGAGAAGTTCCGGCCGCAGCACCATTGATCAGCGAGATAACGGTCGCAGCACTCACGCCTCCAACAGGGAATGTGACGTTGACGATCGTCTCCTGAGCGTCAACCGTGACGCTGAACTGATTCGTCGTACTGGTGAACTCAAAGAGATTCCCAATAGCCCCGTTGAGAATCGCGGAAATCGGAGTCACCTGATTGCTCGTATCGTCGGTGATCTGGGTGTCCGTCCTTTTGAAGAAGTACGTCACCCGAACGTCATCACCAAAGTCCGGTGCCGTGCTGATCTCGATGACGCCGATATCGGCGCGAGCCACGCTCAAGACCACATCGGGGCGGCCATTGATGGTGACGAAAATCGAGCTCGGATCCGTGGCGATGGTGCCCGTCCCGTCACCGCTGGTGATGGGGAAGTTGCGCACCTGGATCCGACGCCGGTCGCCATTGAAATCCCCTAACGTGACCTGCCCGGTCTGGCTGATGGAGACCACGGCTCGACCAGTCTCATCCTCCTGCGGGACCTGCTGATCTACCGAGGAGCTCGACCCGCGGATGACCTCGAGATCCTGCTGCTGGAGAAGCTCGTTACCAGTCCCGATGAAGACGGGGATACGAACGCCGGCAAGTACACCAGAGACGGGACTCTCGAACAGGGTCCTGGTGTAGACGCCAGGAGGAGCATATACCGTGCCCGGAAAAGCTGCCATTGGGCTACCTCTTTAGATCGTCAGGGTGTACTCCCCCTGTGGGAGTTGAGACCCTGGGTGTGGTCGCTGATTGCGCTCTCTTGAGCGCGTGAGCCGTTCACATTCGCGTCCGGTCAAATCCGTCTCTCGGTTCCCATCTGACCGTCCCCCGAGGGGGAGGAAGTTCTGCTTGCTCCGAAGAGCCTCTGTTTCAATCGGGTCTGTCTGTCTGGTTCAATCTGGGTCTCCCCCGAAGGAGAGCCGGGGTTGCGACCGCTCCCTAAGAAGCAGCCTCATCTGGAATCTCGTGGACGCCGGTGAGGACGCGCTCAGGCTCGCCGCCGTAAGCGCCTCTCTCCTTTCGGTACTCGGCGATGCGCCGCATGGCCTCTTGATTCATGAGGCGCGCCTTCTTCGCGGCGATACGTTCCTCCTCGCTCATGACGAAGTAGTCTCCGCCCTCGAGCCGACTGAGGTGGTCACCTGTCGTGTTGTTCGCGGCGATTACGCGCCGCTTGTGGTCCTGCCGTCTCTGGTAGGCGCGAAGGTTGGCTTCCGCACTCCGACCAATGACCACATCTACGTCGTGATCTACCGAGCTCGCCCCAGTGTTCTGAGGAGCCGGATGATCAGGACGGTGACCGAACTTGAAGTTTGAGGCGCTGATTTGCCGAGCCGCACTGCCCCCACACCTCTTACAGGAAAGTGTCGATTTTGCATCCCCAGAGGGCTGCATCGACCCAAACCGCAGACCGCACTTCGGGCACTGGTATTTGAAAATCGGCAAGCGCGCGTGCTCCGTCTATATGTAGGCCGCTATAGGCCCGCTAACGAAGCATCGGAAGAGTCGGTTTCGCCCTCGTATCGCCCTGTTTGCCGGCATACCAGGGATCCTGAGTCGCCGAGAGGCCAAGGTCCGCGAGGGCCCGCATGTTGGTCTGAATCTGGGCAATCTGCTCATCCGTGAGACTCGCCATTTGCTCGATGAACGGCGGTGTGAGGGGAGCCTCACCAGGCGGGATCGGGTCTCCACCGCCAACCTCGATGTCCCGGATGCAGATACCGAGTGGAACGTGAATTGACCAATCTGTCTGAAGCTGCATCGAAAAACTCGAGTTGTAAAACCAGTCGTCGGCGTTCTCGTCGTAAGCTTCTTCGGTCTCTCCACCCATGTTGACTGCCATAATTTCGATACCTTGGCTCGAGAGCCGAGGTCTGACCGTCGCCCATAGATAAAGTGCCGTCTGGTCCAGAATTTCACGTTGAGCCAGGGGGTCTCGAGCGATTACGTCAATATCCAACGTCAAATCCCACCGACCTCCGTACTCGAGCGCAGCAATTGCTCGTTGTTGCTGCACCACCACGGCGAGTCGATCTCCCGGCGTGATCCGCTGCCCAAACGCCAGGACAGCCCCTGGAATCGGCTCAACGAGAGCCCGATCTTCGTACACTTCCCAAGGACATCGGTAGTCCGCGGAGATAAACTCCCTGTCTCCGAGGCTGTCGATCAACGTGATGAGACCCGTGTCGGGGTCCGCCGTGAAGCTCGCTCCCTCATAGAGCTGGATGTTCCCCGGCATCCGATACACCCGAAGCGTGCCGTCCAGGTACCTACCGTGCTGAAGCTGGTACTCCGTATCGTTGATCTTGATCGGGGTCTCGTCGATCTCGTTCAACAGGGGGTCGACGAAGAACGCCTCGTCTGTCGGGTTCCCATTGGCATCGCAGAAGTCGATGAAGTAGATCCCAGGTGGAGAGGGAAAGAGGCCGTGGTTGTCCTGGATGGCGACCTGGTTCTCCCGAACCCACTCGATGGACAGGTTCGGGTAGTTGTTCACGTGCGCCAGGTAGACGTAGCTGTGGACGTGGCCTTGAAAGTTGTCGGCAGCGAGCTGTGCTTGGTTCCCCGAACTGTTCTTCAGGATGATGCCGAACTGAGGACGCTCACGAAACGAGTACTTCCCCTGGATGTGCTCGACGATGTCCTTGTACTTCGGGTGGTACTTCCAATACCGCCGGAGCTCTTCCACGAACTTCCGCTGTATCTGCTGGGTGAGATAATAGTAAATTTCACACCTGCCCTTCCGGCTTCCGGTCAATGACACGGAAAGGCCATCCACGGCTGGCAGCGAACTTCCGGCCAGCCGCCAACTTTGCAGCAATCCGACCTGTCTTGTCCGCTTGAATTATTTTCCTGGGCTTGATCTCCTCCAACTCCGGAAGACGCCCTTCGTAAATCACAAGCACATCAGGCGTGTAGTGCTTGATCACACCACCCCACTCGTAGGGAATCGAACAGGGATGCGGTTTGTAGAGGAGCACGGCGTCGTCGACGTCGAGTTCCTCAAATCGGGCCAACTCCCACGAACTCATGTAATGGATGCGCCCGGCTTTCGGTGACTCGTGCCAACCCCGAGAGAATCCATTACCCGTGGTACGCAGACGTTCGGATGCTCTTCGGGACTGGGCCGTACGGAACTCAGGAGTGCGCACAACCTTGGCGAAAGCTGCCGCGGCTC